GTGTCAACGCCCAGCAGACGGCCCTGATCTCTCAGGACCGCTGCATGGAGGTCAGACTGGCTTTTCATGTAGTACTCCATTCTGTGGGGTAGTGCATCCAGTACATGACCTGCCTACGCAACCGAAGTTACGCTGCAGTTTGCTTCACTCGATCCCGTGCCATAAAGGCATAGGTGACCATGACGGCGAAAGTCCCAGAAATGGCTGATGTTAGAAACATCAACATCATCCATAGAAGGGTTTCGTTCATCAGTTCTCGCCAGCGATCAGCTTGATAAGAGCTGCGTTGGTAGAGGCGGTCAGATGAGTGATCAGTGCCGAGGCGAGTTCCTTCTGCTCAGTTGCAGAGAAACCCGACGGCGGCACATCAATCGTCACCGTTACTCCACCCAGAACCAGGACGTTAGTCGTGGCGATGTATGGATCGGTAACAACCTTCGAATAAGTCAGACGCGCCGAGTGGCGCGTTCGCTTACCGTAGGTAGTACCGACGGTGAGAACCGTCTTGGCGTCGTAGTTAGAGAACTTACCAAGTTCTCCAGCCCCGTTTACACGGGGCAAACTAACGGCACCAGGAACGGTTCCGATTGTGACAGACTGCGGGTCGGCAAAAGCCATGATTTCCTCCTGTTGAATTGTTATTCAATTGTGTGTGTGATCATCGCTGCCGGGCAAGGCCCAGTGCGACTAGGATCGCCCATTGACTTCCCGTGAGGGAATTCAGGGTGGTGGCAAACCCGTATGGTGAGGCTTTCAGCCTTACCTTTTGCCACGTCTCGTATTTCGTGACTACATCACCTTCCCAGGTGCGGTAGCCAGTGGATGCGGACGTCAGCGCAGGCCTACTCGTAACACTACTATCAACTGCCTCGCGGCAGATGGTAGAGTACGCGTAGTTCAGGATGAGATTAGAAGCGTGAAGATTCGAAAGATTCTCCACTACTAGTCCAATGTTACTGAACCAGTCTATCAACCATGACCAAGGAGTGAGTTCCCAGATAACTTCAGGTGTCAGTTTCAATCCGAGAAGGTCCCTCAATCTGTCCACGTAGCCGTTGTTAGAGGCTGTGGGGATAAGATTGGTTTGGAACCGGACGGTTGTTCTGATATCTATCGTTTCTCTGGAAGCGTGAATGGTGTCCATGAAAGCACCTGAAGGAGTCGGACTAGTCGTTCCGCTTTGTGAGCGGCGATTAATCTGAAACCGTGGGGTAGCATTTCCTGTACCGGTAGGATTCATCAGTCCGTAGACTGATAAATTCGTTCGAGCAATCGTAGATTGCTGCCGGTTCACCAATTCACG